GGATTGGGGTTCGCCGGCGTATGAGAAGTCGCTGGAATAGGCATAATGTCTAGGTCTCCTTACCATGATGTTGTGTGTGTTCCTCAGGTGTACATGAAGGTTCATTCTCTTGGGGTCCAGGACTGAGTTCTTCTGGCTCTACTTTTTTATATCCGTAGACGCCCTGGTCGGCAATCAATATGATGTAATGCTCTTGTCTGTCGGCATACTTTAAGGTAATCAACATGGCCAGTGAGCCCTTGGGCTGATCATTCTTTTCTGTCGTGAATTCCTGCACCTCATCGACTGTAAAAATATAGGGTTCTCCTGGGTGCCGGGTGGAGGCCCATTGAGCAATAGATTCTGTATAGTTACGTTGTTCTGCCCTGGTGTCGTGGGAAGCAAGAAGGACGAACAGAAGAATCAGAAAGGAAAGGAAGAGTTTCATAGAGACCCCCGTATAGGTGAGATGCTGTGCTGTATTTATATCGACTAGGAGAGGAGATAAACATACATGCCACAATTAAATATTTTATTATATCCTAACTCTATGGCCAATTCTTTTTCTGTTAGGGTCGGATTTGGATGGGTTGAGCGTTTAAGGAGTTGGTGTTTGGTCCCGCACATACGATGCCAGAGCTTTTCTGTGCCAGGCTTTACATACCAAAACCCAGGTGCGGTGACTCGCAATTTACTAAACCCGTTTGCTTCATAGACATGGCCAGACGAATAGGTGCGATCTGCATACGACACAATTGAACCTGCGTGTTGCATCCTGAAGAACGCAAGGAGTTTTGAAAATCCTCCAACCACAGTGGTGTTTAATTGTGTGGCGAATCTACTCAATTCCCATTTCGCCTCTGATGTGAATCGGGAAGGTCTGAATGTCATCACGGAGATAAGTCGATCTTCATGAAATAGTCCAAGCTTTAGTGTACTTTTGTCTGCCCCTTGTAGATGGCATTCTTCTAGAAATCTATCTTTGGTGTAGGCGTCAATCTCTCGAATGATACATTTCCTAGCATATACCTTGTGTGGGCACTTTCCTAGTTTGTATGATAACAGAGATTTCCATACACATTTCTTCTCTTTCCACAATGAGGAGAAGATGTGGAGTAACTGAATTCCTTTGGCTTCACAGAGTTTTGTCTTACCGATATGATAGTCCTTACCTTTTTGCGCGGCAAATGAGTGGGCATGGGGTCGATACAGATGGGAATAGACTCCGTTGTATTCTATGGCCAGACGTTTTTCTGGTAGATAGATATCCAATTCAAGTCCAGATCCTAATATACCACGCACGTTAGTTTCTATAGGTCCATCATAGACAGAGCGAATATAGTCTACAACTTCACATTCTTCTTTTGATTGAAAACTATGATGCCTTGGGTATTCATTGCTGTCATTTATTGGTATGTTATGTTTATTGAGATGTAGGGAGACTGTGGCCTTAGATGATCCTAATAGTTCTGCAATACGCTCACATGTCTGTTTCTGATTCACATGTAGATCATACAGCAATTCTTTGTTGTCTAATTGGAGCTGTGTGGTGTAGTCCGACTTGTTATATTGAGCGAGGGGAATATTGTGATGTTTGATCCATTTATTCACAATTGCTATTGAACATCCATGCTCCTGGGCGATGAGTTCCTTGGATTTTCTCAATGTAATACGCTGAGTGAAGAGATGATCACGATTAGAGAATATGGAGTTACTCTTATGTCTACCTAGTGTCGGGCGAGCATTGGCTTCCTGTGAAGCCTGTTTATGTGATTTCCTGTCAATGTTGTAGCTTAAAAGCCATTGTCTGATGGTGGGATTCGACGTATTATAGTGACGCGCCAATGATGAGATTGTAGATCCAGGTCGCCCATAGAGTTCAATCAATTCATCATGCGGGGGTGTGGGGATTTTTCGTGACATAGAGTATATGATAGCACAATACTATAGAAATGTCAACTATTTATACATAAAAAGAAAGGGGCCCCTTTCGGAGCCCCTTCCTATCGATAACTCCTCTGTAATTATGCGAATTACGAGAGGTTCGCCACCTTCATCGCCCGGTAGTACATATTCGCCCGAACATTCAGGGCACCCAGACCCTGGACAGATCCTTCTGCGAACGGGTTGGCGACAAGACCATAACGAGTCTTGAAACCGATCTTAGGCTGGAAGGTTGCCGTATCAATGGCTCTCACCATTTGTAGGGGCACGTATGGGCAATAGAAGAGTCCTGCGTCATACGCATTGGTACCCTTGTAGCCGACCACGGCAAATTCCTGGGACTGTGAGACTGGGAAGTAGGGGTCAATGTAGACCTTGAAGCGACCCAGCAAGGTACCTGCAAAGGTATTCCCTGTGTCATCCACGTTCAGATTAACGTTATCCTTCAGGGCACCTGCGTAGTCCAAGACCCCCGCGAGCGCAAATGCTGATGCCACATCCGATGAACAGATGATGACATTACCCTTGCCCCGACGAGTCTGCTTGGCAATCGTGTTGGCTTCACGCTCAAGCTGGAATCCGAGACCCTTGATCTTTTCTACCATCCAACGACCGTTGGAGTCCGTATCAAGATCGAACGTACCCGCTGTGGTCGTACCCACCTGGCAACCCACTTTGGCGACCGAGTAGATGGTACGAATGACTTCACGGTTAATTTCCGACAGCACTTCAGCAGACAAGATGTTGGACAACTCGGTCTCAGCATCGAGTCCATGAACGGCCTTGAGGTCCTGGGCCAGTTCAAGCGAATACTCTGCCTTGAGGGCGCGAGTCTTGGCCGTTACAGTCACCTTCTCGATGGAGAAGCCCATCTCTGAGAATGGCTGCGAACCACTGGATCCCAGTGCTTCGGCCACTGAGGTCGCAAGCGCCGTGCCACCGTTCACTGGGGTCGTGAAGACAGCGGCCGTGTTACCGGACGCGGTGACGCTGAGTGCCGTCTGGGCGCCTGTGCCGGACCATGCGGAATTCGCTTCACCGTAGAACGCTTCGTCCAAGCGGTCCGTGGCATTCGCATAATTCGAGCGCATGGCGAAAATCAGTCCCGTAGGACCGGTCATCGGCTGCACGCCGCAAATGTCATAGGCAATGAGGTTAGGGAGCGACCGACGCACCAGGGAGATGAGGATCGGATCATAGCCGGCCATCGGACCCGCAGCGGCAGATCCACCTGTCAAACCACCACCAGTGGAGTTCACAGGGGCCGATTCACTCAACATCTTCGCTTCACCCTGTAGGGCAATGCTCTGGTTCTCAAGTACCAGGGCCGTGACGGCCCGACGATACTTGTCAGTGATAGGGGCAAGACCCGGGGCGTCCAATACGGATGCCCACTTTTTCTCTAGACCTTCTGAAAGATACATATAGATTCTCCTTAGTTATGGAAACGGTTTAGCTGCTTGGTTGTGGTTGTCCTCTTCTAAGATTCCAACCTTTCATACGGATCGACTGCGCCTTCTTGAACTCTTCACTTCGCTTGCTACCTGTTTGCCTGATAGATTTTGCTAGGTTATGCTCTTGTGAGTGCTGTACCCCTAAGGCATTTGTGTTTCCCATCTGCTGGGACGACCTAGTTTGCTTCTGTGAAGTTGTGAATCTGTAACCTAATCCGTTTTGGTTACCTTTCAACGCTTTTGATAATGACTCGGATTTCTTTTGTTTGGCCTCGATGCTTAGTCCTATAGCACCCTCACCACCGGCAGTCATGTTATACTCAGGTTTCAGTACTGAGATCCAATAGGGCTCTCTGATTGTGAGACCAATTCGCGGGTCCCAACCCTCTTCGAGGATTCTCCATTGGAAATTCTCTAGTCCATACTTGCGAATGGCGCGATGAACACGAAAATCTGATCCCTGAATCGATAACCGCTGGTGTTCCTTCCACCTTTCGATAGGTTGCTCTTTTGAGGTGAACCCAATATAGGATTTCCCATTTACTATATTTGTTACCTGGTAAATCGTAAACACATCTCAATTCCTCTTGGAGTAACTTAACGGTGATTACTTGGTCATTCGTGCGAGTGCTGCGGCGACTGCGGCGACTGATGGATCGGCACTGACCGGGGTCTTATCCTCGGCAATGGGTTCCGTGGCTTCAGTCAACAGTGCAGCATCAGCACGTTTCCCTGTAGACACAGGGAAATAGTTCTCTCGGATTGTGGATACTTTGCCCTTATATTCTCCCTCTGCGGTAAATTCGACACTCTCTGCGAGGGTACGAACTTTTTCGACTTGTGTTTGAGTAAGTCCCTCACAGACACTCTGTAGAATTTCTGACTTCTTTGATTCGCCTAATTGCTTCTTGAGTTCTACACTCTTGGCGACCTCTTCATTCAACTGACCGGTCAAGTCTTCAACCTTGGTGGCCAACTCGTCCACTAGATCCACCTTCTCAGATGGGATATCAATGTAGTTTTCCAGGAACAAGTTGCGTAGACCCCCGATGAATTCCTCGGTGAGTTCCGAACGGAGACCCTTTTCGATAGCGAGTTCATTCTGCGTCATCCATTCTTCCACCACATAATCCAGATAATCATTGACCTGTTCAGTCAATTCTTCTCGGACCTGAATGACAGCATCGACAAACTTCGATTCATACTCCGCTTCAATGGACTCTGCAATACTCTGGACCTTATCGGTGACCCGCGCTTCATAGATCGTACCGATCTTCTCAGCAAAGGACTTAGGAAGTGTTGATTCTGATGCTAGGATCGCCGCAACATCTTCCTTGAGGTTTTTCTTCCAATCTTCTTTATCGTCCTTGGCATCCTTATCGTCATCTTCCTTTTTGTCGTCCTCATCCTCTTCGTCCTCATCCTCTTCGTCCTTCTCTTCTCGTAGATCTCCGGCCCTAAGGCCAGACTCAATTCGACTGCGCCGCTCAGATTCCTCCGGAGTTGCGCCAGTGCCCTGTTCTAATGGATCAATTTCTTCTGCTCCCCCAGTTACCGTATGTAACGGTTCAGCCTCAACATTGGGGGCCTTTCCTGGAGGAGTGGCCTTAGTTGCGCCGACATCGATCTTGTGACCCACGTTCTTCTGTGGGGTTGTACCACCAAGATCCTGGACCTCCCCAGGGGCCTGGTGCATTTCTTCGCGAGGGGCGGTGCTTCGTGACTGAGCCAGGATCTCTGCTGCTGCTTCCCTTAGTGTCTGTGACATAATAGTTCTCCTTGTTATGTATTTATACTTCCTAAGATTTTAACAACTTACAATTATCAAAATGCCATCTATACATGACCGAATTTGCGCCTGATTTGTTACAATGCGGACAAACTACTTGCGTTCTTGTATAAGATGGAGTTGTTATCCCTTTATTCCAAGCAATCTGTAGACCTCTTTTTCCTTTATTCCATGGAATCTGTACCCCTCGCTTTCCCTTATTCCAAGGTAGTTGTGAATGCACCTTTGTCCCCTTATTAAGTTTTGTCTGCACATTGATTCGGTTACGAGGGACTCCCACAATATTTGTCAACTGCATACCTCTTGATTCCGCAAGAAGGATACATTCGTACTCTATGCTCCATGCATCTTTTTCTTCTAACCCTTCCGCAATAAATCCAACCTCAGGTTCCGTCTCCAATGCTCGCAATAATTCTATATATTTTGCCAATTCTCGGTTATGATGTTTTGCCCTCACACGAAGATGACTATGGGCTCTATCTCCGCTCCCTTTTCCAATGTAGATAGGGACCCTATTGATTGGATCCACTATCGCATAGACATAATATTTATTTTTGTCGTTTACCGGAAAGGGCATACAAATATCCGTCGAATAATCGGAGCATGGTTTCCTGTAATCTCCGGCTAGGGGTCCTATCGATTTCCTTGTGTGCATACTCAATGTCCCTAGAGGTATACTTACCATCGACCAATATCCACTCTTTATTTTCCATGATGCCAGACACAAACGCATCAGGAGCAGAAGGATCTGCCACAATATCCGCGGCCGTGGCTAACTGGAAATCGTCTTGCACCAAGGAGACTCCATTGGATCCAGAGACAAGGGTGCCCAGTCCTCGTGTTGAGACTGCAATCTTGGCGCCTTCATCCAGAAGATTCTGCACAATCTTGCCATAGGGGGTATCCAGAATCTTCGCTTTTCCATAGAAATCCGTACCATCCGCCCTGAGTTCCTTGATCATGTGGGAGACTCGTTCAAGGTTAATCGAAGGTGTGTCCGGATGGCCCAACTCCCCGTAGGCGCGGTTAGGTTTGATATGAGATTCTGTGTACTGCCGGACCGCGCGGTCCAGTACACTAAAGGGATATTGGCGCCGATTCTTGTTGGGGCGCTCAGACTGCATGAAAATTCCCTCGATATAGAGGGATTTTCTCCCCGTCTTGGCATCTTCCTCTGTGAGGTATCGGACATCCTCAGTACATTCTTTTATTAGGCGCATTGCAGTTTCAATCCTTATATTTGTTGTGCATCGACGTTGAGCGTCACTTGCTTGGCTACCGATACGATGGCCGTGCCTGTACCGGTAATCGTCATCACGATGTTCGCGTTGGAGGTATTCGCAATGTTCAATTCGTCATGAGACCAGAATCCTGTCTGGAATACATTGGCCACGAGCACACCGCCTCTGGTAATCTGTAGATTTCCATTGGTGGGATGTAAGGACCATTTGAGGGATGTGATTGTGGCAGCAATGACAGTTTCTACGCTGGTATTTGTACTAAGATCGCTGAGATTAAGAGTGGCCGTACTATCTACCACGCGAATAGTAGAGGGCCCCCGTAACCGATTGATAACTTCGTATCCCATGGTAACTCCTTATGAATCTGATCTGATGTTCTCTTAGATAACTACACGTATCAGCGAATGCCCATCGATTTTCTCTTTCTCATCGACAATTTTCTTTTTCGTAATGTGGCTGCCATATGGCTCTTTCGCTTACGTGCGGCCCTACGTTGGGTAATCCGCATGCGAATTCGTTTCGCCGCAGGGATACGAGTGATCTTGCCTCGGCGTAACGTAAACCCCTTGACGGCACTTTTACGCACCATGCGCTGGAGTTTTCCTTTTCGGATGCGCCGGCGTATAACCAACGTGCGCCCTTGACGCATAATGTTGCCTTCGACTAACTGGGGCTGATATTCTCCCCATACCACTTCACCCACGATCTTGCGAAGGACGTTCATTTTTTGCTCAACGATCCTATCGAGAGCCCTGGTCACAATGGCCCCAGCGTCTACAAAGTTGCCTTCTGCGATCAGGGCGATGGCATCCATCATTTGATGTTCCGCCACCCAAAATCGAGCATCTTGGAGAACTTGGGTTTCGAATGCTCAAGATGATCGGTAAACTTTTTCTGATTGTCTGGGTGCAAGGCCCCATGGACCTTGAGTAACATTGAAGCGGTTGTGGGGTCTACTTTGGTCTGTGAGCCATCCTTATGTTTCAGGGGCGCGCTTGTCTGGAATGCTTTAACTTTCTGGAGATGACTGATGACATCTTCGTTGATGGATCTTTCCTGTAGATCTGACTCTCGTACCAGTCCCCCCATGTGTTCCTTTTTATATTTTTTTGCTCGCAGATCAACCGTCCTCATGGCTTTTCTGAAATGGGATGTGGCACCCTTGTAATCTTTTTGTTTTAGTGCCTCCCTCCCTCTCTTTTGTCTGGCATGATAGGCGCGAGTAGAGAGTTCCGTAGAAATTTCGTTTAATTCCTTTGGAGGAGTCTGAGAAGATTTGACAATGGAGGTCTTTTTAACTTTATATGGATACTTCCCGCGCTTGACCACCACATGATCGTCTCCGACTTTTACGATCACCCCTCGCTTAAAGGTACCTGTAGCGGGACTGCCGTAATGCACCTCGTCACCAATTCGATGTTCTTCCTTCAATTCTTGTTCTTCTGTTGAGGTGCCGTGCGTGGGATTGAAGTGTTCTTCAAATCCGTACATCTTCCTGATCTGTCTCCTAGACCAGTCGTGTGTGTGTACTTTGTCCGGGTTCTCTGTCTTTGCCTGTTTCCAATCTTCTCGTTCTGCGGCTTTTCGTTGTTTCGCGGCAACCATCTTTACCCGCAATTGTGAAGAATTGAGTTTCTTTGCCTCATCTAATTGATATGAGTCATCTTCCTTCAGGGACACTGGAGTGATGGCATCTTCCGCATCTCCCCCATAAGGGATGCTAAAATACTGATCGAGTTTATCGTTATAGTAGAGGGCCACCATGGTGTGATTGGGATACGCTCGAATACTTTGGCGCCGGAGTATCAGTATATTCGGAGGCATGGCGCCTTGAAGGACACTATGCTCCTCTAGATCCTCGACAGATTCATGGAGCGATGTTCGAAAGTCTGAAAATTCTTTCATTTTGCACCCTTAGGATTTGATTTTCCGAAAATCTCAGCATGATGATGAGCGGTCAATTCTTGGCGCTTCTTGGCATCTGGATGTGCTGTAATCACATCGGCCACTTACTGCTCAGTTTCTTCCTTGATGCGGGCTTTTTCTTTTGCTTTTGGGTTGTCTTTCAGATATCGTCCAAACCAATTAGATCCGTGTATTTTTTGATACTTAGACCGTGTTGCCGGATGCACTCTAACTCGTTCATAATTATATTTGGCTCGTTCATCTAGTTGTTCGGCTTCTTCCAAGGTATCCGCACTAGGAGCAAACAGTGATTGGGCAATCACTTCTTTGTGTCCCTGTAGCGCCTCAGAAATTCGTGCTCCTAGAAGGTCGTGGACAAGCTGGGTGGCCTCACCAGGCTGATCGTTGGCCACCATCGTGATAACATCGGAAATAGGAATAAGATCTTCTTGCATGTGAATCTCCTTGTATTCGTATTTATAAGACTAACGCGCCCGTTTACCGCTAAAATGCGTATCGACGGCACGGTCTAGCCCAGGGGTCAGTGACTCTGTGGGCTGCTCCGCCGAATCTTGGGTATTATCAAATGGGGCAGCGGGACCTTCCATCTGAGGCACCCCGCCTCCTTGACCAGACATTCCTGCTCCTGGTATCTCGGTTCCAGGAGGTGGAGCTAGAGGAAGTTCCCCACGTTTAGTCTCTTCGTCAATCTCATCTGCCATATCCTCGATCTCTTCATCGCTCAAATGCAGAACATGGCGTTTGGCCCATGTATTTGAGTAATACAATCCGATATACGGCTGCATTTGTTGAAGGAGCGTCACTCGTTCTCTGAGCAGTTCAGCATCCCGGAGTTCGGTGAAGTTATTGTCGTTCTTGAAGGTATAGGAGATTTCTTCCCTAAAGTTCGCCCATTCATCAAGAGAGCACACACCCGTGAGCACCATTTCTTGTTTAAGCGCCTCGTCGAATAGTCGTGAAAATTTATTGCGAAGGCGCTGGATAAATTTATTAAACTTGACCTCATCGCGTGTGATTTCCGCCACGCGCCCCAGGCCGATGATACCTCCCCCGGCACTTTGGGAATCCAGGCGCCCTATGGGGACATTGAGGGACTTGTAGAGTTTCTTTTGGAAGTATTCCACGTCTTCCATTTTGCCGAGATTGTCTCCTCCAGGTAGGGTAGCGATTTCGGTGCCTTTACTTCCCTCGCGCCTGGGGAGCCAAAAATCCTCAAGCATGGAGAGATGTTTGCGTTCGTCTCTCAGCTCACCCGTCGAACCATCATAGACCAGTTTATTGCGGTACTTGGTCATGATATCCTTCATGTACTGTTCAGCCTTGAGTTTCGGGAGGTTCCCCACGTCAATGTAGAAGATCCTCCGCTCAGGCGCCCGACTCAGGCGATAGATCACCACTGCATCTTCGATCATGCGAAGTTGATTCAGGGGCTTGATGGCCTTGTGGAGCCATCCAATGACCATAGTCGATTTGGCATCCAAGAGCCCAGAGGGCACAAAGACGATGGCATCAGTGGCGATACGGGTACCCTGGTTGACCGAGGACGTGTAGGATTGCGCGGTCAGCCCACGATCATTATAGACGTAATATTCTGAGGTGGCCTTGATATATTCGACGCCTGTTTTGGCATCGCGGTCCTTCAGGATTTCGCGGACCTTGCGAATTTTACGAGGATCAATGTAACGGAGTTCTTGGATCCCTTCTTTGGGGTTCGATTTGTCGATCACCACCTGAAAATGCAGTCGACCGTCGATATACCAACGCTTAAAGAGGTCCTCTCCAAGATCCTGAAAATTGAGCATACTCTTGATCTTGTTGAATCCATCTTGGATTTTCTTCTTGATAGACACAGGCACATTGAGTTTGTCGAGATTGATCTCAACAATCTCACCGTCATCATCCTGAGTAACGGCCTCCGTGATGATTTCTTCGATGGCCTCGGAACATTCAGGGTGCAGGGACATTTCACGATACCGCGTGATCAATTCTAGCTCATTGCGAACTGAACCTTCCAGGTCCACATAGGTCCCGTAGTAGCTGCCCTGGGAAATTGTGACGGCGCCATCATCGATCTGAGACTGGGGTATGACAAGGGTTTGCTTGTTGGGGTCCTCGACCTTGGTAACATCCGCGGTTTTGCCTAATGAGTAACCAAACAATTGGAAAGCCAAAGTTATACCTTCACTTTCTGTGCATAGTTATCGTACATGATATTACTGAATGACCGTGCCGTCCTTGGCCAAACTCGTAAAGTATTGGTATGACAAAGTTACGCTGAACTCTTCTATAACGTCATTACTTCCCCAGTCCAGATCGATCTGGCTCACATCGATGGGGAACAAACCATGGAACACATAGGACTTGAGGTCATTTTCTCCTGTCTTGGAATATTGGCGCACAAGAGCTTGTGTGGTATATCCCGCAGAATTTTTGGCAATCAGATCACGCTGGCCATCCTGGTTATGCCCCATCGAGGTAATCCACTTTTCAAATGCATTGCGGACCTTAAAGTCCTCATCATTAATGACGGTAATATTCCACTCAGGGAACGTGCGATTTCCTGCGAGCTTCGTTTCGCGGCCAAAGTAAAATACAGGTACTTGTCCGATGGTCGAACCTGGAAGTGCCGCGGTCTTACACATAAACGTGAGCTTTTGATTGGCCGCGGCCACGTTCAAGTATGTAGGAAACGACATTTCAACGGTAAATAGATTGGGGCGTGCACCGTCCCCCTGAAGTTCGGCTCGAAAATTTGAGACATTGAATGCCATGGTGATCTCCTTTTATTACACACTCTTAGTTATCGATAGATACAACGCAACTTTGACTACTCATCAAAACTTGCCGATGACTTCATCAAAGGATACTCCAGTTCGGACTGCCACGAAATTCAATTGGATGAAGGAGATACTGCGGGCCGGTTTAATATACACATCTCCAATGAATCGGTTGCCGTCGATCACCTCAGGGGTATTGTTGGTCTCATCGGCCACCACACGGAAATCATAGATGCCACGGCGACCCTGAACATCGCGAAGGAACGGCTCTACCATGGACACGAACTGTGCCCGTGTGAATTCATCGTTGAATTCAAACAAACTATATTTGGCTGCTCGTGCGATGGCTTTCTCTAGCACAATGAACAAGCGGCGCACGTTGATCCGATCAAACGCGCTGGGCTTACTGAGCATCGTCTTGTCGCCATAGAGGATCACACCTTCACCGGGGAACGACACCACGGGGTTGATCCCGTTCTTATACAAGGTATCCCGTTCCGACTGATTCGGGTTCCAAGCAAGCTTGACGGCATTCTTAACGCGACCACGATCAAATCCACCTGGGGAATACCAGGGGTCTCTGGTCGTATCGGTACGCACACAGAGTCCTGCAATATCACCGTTCAGGGGAAGATAGCGATAGGTATCATTGTACTTGTCATATTGATACTTCCAGTTGGAATCCATGACGGCATAGGAGGTCGAGGTCAATGTGTTCCTATGGGTCACAATATCATCGGCTTCCAGGTCAATGTTATCGACCACTGCGCTTCGGGGTGGCGATAGGAATGCCACACAATCCTTACGAACCTCGGCAATGTTGTCGATGACATATCCACACACCGTGGCATTGGCATCTCCTGTGATCAAGAGTGATACGTCCACTTCATCCCCATTGACATAGAGGTCCCAAGCACGTTCGAGGTCGCCATCAGTGACCGTCTGATCTGCTCCGCCTGTCAGCGATAGTCTTTCCGCCACCGTGACATCGGTAAACGTGGTGTTGAGCGCCGTGTTCCCCCAGTTGGTGCCATTGGCGTCATGGTCTCCCCAATAGATCCACTTGGACTTATTGAAGATCACTGTGGGATAGTAGATCGAGGAACCGTCGTTACTCTTGGCATCCGAGGCCTTGGATACAAATGGATATTTTTCGACGATGGTACCCGCAACGCCAGAGACCGCGCCGTCTTCATCCACGACGATCACATGCAATTCATCCCTAGATCCACCCTTGGAGGCCGCATACTCAGATGTGCCAGGAGCACCATCAAATTCATCAGCATATTCCCACTTACGATTGATCACGGTACCTGCCGTAATCGTTGTGGTCAGCCCTGATGCAAGATCGATGTACTGTGTATTTGAAGCCAACACTTGAATATAGGGGTTCGTGCCGATCTTGACATAATCCCCAGGCTTGACATAGGTGTTCGCGGTACCATTGGTCATGATTGAGACCACACCGGCATTGGCGGCATTGGCTGTCGCGCCACCTTGTACGGCAAGATTACTGGAGAATACGTTGGCGCTTCCGCAGACTGATACCTTGAGGGAGTTTCCTAGCGCACCTGGATACCGAGCGGCAAACGATCCGAAATCTCCAGATCCGTCCAGATAACTGGTTTCGTAGATAGACTCATTCTTGATCAAGAGTGCGCCTGCCGAATTAGCCACCGCGTTCATAGATCCTGTGTTGGCCGCACGAGTGACGCGAAGATTGTTACCATAGGCCAGGAAATTAGCCGCCGTGAAGAACGAGACGAACGTGTTACTATCAGGTTTTCCGAAACGATTGGCCAGTGCCACTTCTTGATCCACAAGGGCCCTGGTTTCCACAGGACCCCAGACAAATTGGCCGACAAATGCCCCAGTGGTCGTGGAGACGGCAGGAATGATGGTGGTTAGGTCAATCTCTGAAACTGCTACCCCAGGCGAAATCTGAAATCCCATGTTGATACTCCTTCGTGATATGTGACGTATGAGGTAAAGGCGAAACTAGAGGTATGTTCGGTACTATTTATAACTTCTGGTATTTGGGTGGATCCTAGAATCCATGAGATCTTTTGACATAATTGACCATGGCGCGTTCGAGTTCTTCTCGATCCATCCCTCGCGTGGAGACCCAGAGTTCGCCATCCTCCATGGTCAACTGGTCATCTATACCGGTATCAATGATGCCATAGGGTAGAATGTCATCCTCGGTCATGGCATTCTGTTCGCGCTCCAAGACCTTACGGATATCCGCATCCACTCCCTGTGTTTCCCGAATATATTTTTGCGTCATGAGCCATCCGAACATGACTAGACACATGACCAGATCATCATGATGTCCTTCGTCGGCCTTGAAGGTGTTGAGTTGCTGAGTAAACGTCGAAAATTCGGAAATGGTATCAAAGTCGTTGATGATGAGCTTGTCTTGTTCGATCAGGGTCTTGAGATTCTGGCATCCTATCCGCTTGACAGATTCGGTCATGCGAAGACCCAGACGCATCTGTTTCTTGAATCCCCCTGTGATCTTGGCTCCCTGTTTTGTGGAGGTTTCGAGCTTGAAGATATTATCGTACTCCAGATCATAGTGAAGCATATCCACAACCTGCTGCCCATTGTCATTGATCTCCACGAGAATGAAGGCATGATTATAGCGCACCCCGGCATTATAGAGGATGTTGGGAAGAATAATAGGTGACACGGTATGACTCTTGTATTTGGCCACCCCACGATAGGGAATCTCGGTGATATCCACTACCCAGAATGCACTGGCATCCTGATTGAGCCCCCTGGCGGGATCACAGAGAATCGCGTAGGTGTGATTTTCCTTGGGGTGCTCATAGACCTGCCAGCCCTCCTCAGAAACAATGGGTTGCTTCATGGCCATGGTGGCCAATTTGGACCCGGAGATTAGGGTGGACGAGGAGCCCAAAAACTCACACAAAACCTCCTGGCGAAACTTTTGTTCACCTAAGGCCTTGAGTTGTTCGTCTGCCCAAGCCTGATCACGAGACGGAATCTTATTCCACGGATACTGAATGGGGATAAAATCATTCAGTTTATTTTCTGCTTCGACCCAAAATTTATAAAAATGGTTGATACCATTGGGGGTGGAGGCAATAAGAATCTTCGTCTCTTTACCTGATGAAATCGTCGGAAAGATTGATGTGAAGAACTCTTCGGCAATATTGGGCATCACATGGGCAAATTCGTCGAGAAACACCATCGAAAGGGAATATCCTCGGATGGCACTGGAACTTGTGGCGGCCGCCAGAATGCGGCTGTGATTCTCCAAGGTGATAGATCGCTTGTTCCATTCCACTACCGACTGTTGAAGGAACGATGGGATGTGCTCGTACATCATTTGAATGCGATTCAAAATTTCCTGTGCAATCGGCGCCTTATTTGCCAAGATGGCACACACTTTATTATCTTGAAACAACACATACCATAGGAAAAAGGCTGCGGTTGTGGTGGTCTTCCCCATCTGGCGAGGAAGCTTAACGATTACCTTACGTTCGCAGAAGTAGGATTCGATGATGTCCTCTTGGAAATCATATAACTCGAAGGGGATGACTCCATGATCTACATGGACAATCCGACAATAGGTACGGATGAAATAGATAGGATCCAATGAACACTTGACCCATTCGTCAACCTGTTCCTGGGTGTAATTTTGTATTGCTCCAACTCGCTTCAGTCTAGGATTTTTGAGATAGAAGGAATCCCCTACAGGTTTGATTTTGAAGGAAGAGGGTTTCTTGGTGGCGCTATTCTGTGGCATCATGTTCCTTGCGTGACACCACGCCCGATGGAGAGGTCTCAGGGGGTTCCATGGGAATGACCTGCTGTTCGCGGCGTTCTTTTCGTTTCTGTTTGATTAATTCCTGGAGATCTGTAGTCGAACCCACAAATACCGCTTGTTCAATGTGGATATCCCCATCAGCAGACTCCTGAGTGTCAGGGCCTCCGAGTCGCTGTTCTTTTTCGTGGATTCCAAGAAGATCGGCGTTGAGTTCAGCAAGCGTTTTCAGTAGACCTGCGACCACTTCATAGGCCCTGGGGTGTTTACCATCTCTTGCCACGAGAAGAAGATCGGTGAGTGCGTTGGAGCCTTGGGCTATGAGCAGACGAATGTTATTCCGGGCATCCTTGGCATCCTGTTCTGCCACATTGTTGGCAGAGGCCGACACATCAGGAACCACCAGTTCCTGTGTCTGTGTGGCTCCAGGTGTCGGAATTTCTACGTCCAATATTTCTGATAGTCGTCGATCTAGTCCCATAGTGTATAGCGGAGGTTAGGCAGAACCCATGCCCATCCAATCAGGCTTATCGGCAATTTCACTCGAAGACTTTCTCCAACGGAATGCCTTCATTTCACTGGGTGCCTTGGTCATGACACAGGCAGGCGCGATGATTCTGGGTTCTCCCAGTTGTCCATCGCGAGCCATGAACGTGCGGGTCGCGTCACATTTCGCTGTGCCCCAATAGGTCTGGAAATGCCCAAATAGCACGAGACTAAAGAACACGGCGCTCTTGCCACTGTCCTTCTTGATACGGGTCCACCACGTAAATCGTGCCAAATACTTCCAACCTAACCAATGGGGCTTCGGTTCATCAGGTTGCACATAAAATTGTCCCTGATCGATATCGCGAGAGTTGAGATCGAGTTGTAGTGCCATGGAATCCTCCTGTTATAGTATCGATGTTATATTTATATGAGCGTATCGGGGAACTCGGTGAGATAGGTGGTGTAGCCATAGTCACT